GATCAAGAGTCACGGTCAAATTAATTGGGACATTGGATGGTTGACTTCGGTGAGTAGAATGGATCAAAAGGCTTATAGGCATGGCTGTTCGCACTGGCAGTAATGGGCAATTGCGATGGAGGGGGACTGTAGTCGCTCGTGTGCGCTCTTGGTCAGCAAATATTGCAAAAGACTCGCTGGAGACTACGGATCTTGGGGTCTTTGACCGTTCATACGTTTCGGGCTTGAGGGGTGTAACGGGAACAGCAGACATTATGTACGACCCAGGCGAGGCAAGCGCAACAGCGCTTTTCAACGATGTTTTGAATAATTCCTCAGAACCCTTGAGCAACATTGAGCTTGTTTTGGATTCCGCTGGCGGCAGTCAGTTAAGCGGTTCTGCAGTTTTGACAAGTGTTTCCCCCAGCGTTTCTGTTGGTGCGGTCACCTCTTGCAGCGTTGGCTTCCAGGTTTCTGGACCTTTGACTGGAGGATTCTAATGCCATGGCGGTACTTGGAATTGATGGAATTGTTCGACTAAGAAGAGAAGCGCCGCTGCCTATTGTCGTAAGCTCTTCAGTACTCAGGGCCGATATTGACGCTATTGTTTTAAGTAATCAAGATTTCTGGTCAGGGGATGAGGTGTATCTCTTCTCCCAGGAAGGGCTTCCTTTATCAGGCCAGTGCTCAAACGGCTCTGCAATGTACGCAGGAGGATTTCTTGAAACAGGCCCTAATCGTTCTCACATAGCAGACAACGATGATTTCTTCTACAAAAGAGGTGTAGGAGAAGATTCAGATAACTTTTACTGTGGCGTTGGAGCCAAAAGTGCGGAATATTTTGTTTATAAAGATTCTCTAAACAGGCTAAGCTTTTACACAGATTATTGCTCTGCTGTTAACGGCGGGTCTATCAACAAAGTTAACTTGGCTCAGTACGATTTCAACGTTTTGTTAATTGCTGCGGCAGGCACTCAGGAGTACAACAATGCTCTAACTGAATGCGTTTCAGGCGTCGGAGACTACAGATTCAGCGACGTTAGAGACGAGGCGACGCTTGAAAGCATTTGCGACTTTGCGCCCTCTTACCAGAGCCCTGCCGCAGGCACTGCTGAGTATGATGACGCAGACCTTACGCCAAGGAGTGCGGTAAACGGTTTCCCTTGGGTGTTGCAATGCGAGTTAGCTGAGTGGTCTTTAGAACTAGACGGTGCGGCTGTTGATACCACTCAGGTTGGCGAGAAATTTGGCGAAAATATAAAAAGTATCATTACCGGTGGTGGAAAATTTGATTTCCAAATTGGAGAGGCAGGGCACTCGTCCGCTAGCGGAGACAGGCCCGTCGACCCAAGCTACTTGCTTCAGCTTCTGCAATTAACGGAGCGAGGCGCGAAAGCTGAAGCGGAATTTTGGTTAATGCAGCGGAAAGTCAGCGATACGTGCAGTATTTTGGCTAGAGGTGGGCTTTATTACGCTACAAATATTTTGATAACGAACATTGCGGTGAACGTCAGGGCTACGGATGTGATCGTTGGTTCAGCCAACTTCGCGACATCTGGCGAGATTGCATTAAAAGTGGGAGTATAATGACTAAAGTGGGACAAAGAGCATTCGGTTAAATGGCAATCGTTACACCGGGTCAGCCTGGAGCTATTGACAATATTGACATTAGTCAAAACACGTTCCGTACTCAGGCCGGAGAAGTCACCAGCGCGGTGTTGCGTCTTGCTGGCGGGGAAGTGGACTCAACGTCTACGACAACGCTTTACGTTAACCAGGAGATTGGTTCTGACAAATTTGTCGCCGGTATCGCAGACAATACGGTAACTCCTCCTCTAAGCAATCAACAACTTACTTGCGGCTACTCGGAGTCAGCACCATTCAAAACCCTCAATAGAGGGCTAATCGAGGCAGCTCGCTTGTCCGTTCAAAGCGGAGTTGGGAATGATTTGTATGACCGTGTTCTAATCAAAGTCGCTGCCAGCGAATACGTTGTTGACAACACTCCGAGCACGGCTCTAACTGTGAGCCAGTGGCCTAATGATTACGAGCCTACCGAAGAAGACCTAAGAGCTTTTAACTCTGACGACATGGGGATTATTCTCCCAAGAGGAGTTTCAATCATTGGGGCTGACCTTCGTAAAAGTGTCATACGTCCCAGGTCCGTACCAAGCGCAGGCGGCAATCCAGTAACCGACAGAGGTAGTTTATTCAAGACCACTGGAGGTTCGTTCTTTTTTAATTTTACTTTTAAAGATTCTCTTACCTATCAATCTTCTCATCACCTGCTTCAAGCCTTTTCTTTCTGTTCCCAGTCTGATTTAACCGCTTATTACCAGAAAATTGCAACCGCTTTTAATCTTTCATCTTCTGACGTTGAAGTTATAAATCCAGGCGAAACACAAATCACCACCGAATACCCTGACAATCAGGTTTCAGCTGCGACAGATTCTGTTAAAGGCAGTTCTGGATATGTTTTTAATTGCAGCTTGCGCTCCGACTACGGCATGTGCGGCATGTATCTTGACGGAAGTGATGGTGTTTCAGGACTACGCTCAATGGTCGTAGCCCAGTTCACAATTGTTGCGCTTCAGCGTGACATGAATGCTTGGCAGATTTACACAGGAGGCTCTTGGCAGACTTGCAGTGGATACAACGAGTACATAAACGCAGATAGTAATAATGTAAGGTCGCGAATCTCTGGGAACTTTTCTTCTTCCACTGGATGCTATGAAGTGGATTATAGAAGTTTCGGCTTCAAGGTCACAAATAGCGCATTAACGCAAGAGGTCAGCTGTTTTGTTATCGGCTCAAACGTGCATCACTGGACGGCCTCAGGCGGAGAATGCACTATTACCAATAGTAATAGTAATTTTGGCAACACGGCTTTACTTAGCAGTGGTTTTAGAGGTATTGGCACAACAGGTGGCGCGTTTGTCCAAGACAAAGGATTTCAAGCACTTCGTATCCGTAGACCTCTAAAAGTAAAAACAGACGGAAGCAACATCCGCAGAATCGGAATTGGTAACGTATCTAGCTTGGGATACGACAGTGCAACAGGCGCTATTAATTTACAAGTTGCTTTTGACCCAGAGACAGCTTTTGCTAACAACGGGTATAGCTTGAAAGAAGGAGACTATATTTGGATTGAAAATAGCAGTCGTTCCGAGGGGCCTGGGGCTTCAACAAGCCAAGCAATTGATGTACGAGCTAAGCTGGCCTCTGTGCCTTTTGATTCGGCAAATCCTACTCAGATAATTGTTGTTGACGGAGGTATTGACGACCCTAGCGTAAACAACATCTCAACCATTTCAAACCAAACCTTAGAAGGCAACCGTGTCTACATCAGAAGGCTTTCTGACACTAGGAAACCCGAAGAACGTGAATATTCATTGGTTGTTTCTGGTAGTGCAACAACTCGCAGGCCCGTAGGAAATTACATTTTACGCTTAGGGAACCGTAGCACCCTCAACCAACAATTAGACCCCACAAATAATCCAAATGAAGTCTTTATTGTTTCAACTTCAAAAGACTCAGACAACTCTTTTGGCAGCGATGTTTATAAAATTGTTATTCGTCCTGGGGACAGCGCGTCTCCTTTCAATCCTTCTACTTTTTACAGAGTAGGGACTCCTGTGTCAAGAAACAATAGAGTATTTCGGAGCAAGAGGAACAAAAGATTTAGCACGTTCTCCGCTGAAAATTTTGAAGCAAGCTTGCCAATGCTCCCTGACGAAAGAGGTGTTGAACTTTTAAGAACATCTTCAGGGCCGTTGTTGATTTTAGATAACGACTTGTCAAACAGTCCTACGAGTACTGACCTTGGAATAAATCAATCAACAAACAGCTTGATTCTTGATCAAATAAGAAGTAGTACTGATTTTCAAGGCGTAAGTTCTTTGATGAGAGCAATTGGGTACACGGCTCAAGATGTTGGACTGCAAGAGAACGGAACACTTTCGGGGACTGTTCTTGAGCAACAAGACACAGAAGTATTAAGAGACTGGAATCCTGCTGATCCTCTCAGCCCTGTACCTTCTGGAAAAATCGACTCTAGGACAAACTGGCCACTAGAGTTTAACCGGCCAAGTCTTATTAGAGCGTTTGCTCACGCCTATGAGTTTGTTGGATACGGCAATTACACAAAAGCGTTACCAAAGTATCAAGCAACACCGTTGTCTCAGCAAAATAAAATTGATTATTTTGCGGTAAACCTGCTAGGTGGTCGCTGCTACAACACTGGATTCAACGAAGATGGCCTTCTAGTTCAAGGCAACGTAATTACGGACCTTGGTACTAACCAAACTGTAAACAGTGAAATTGCTGGTTTGGGGGCTCTCGCCGGAGACCCTGATTTTCCGGCAACTCCTACTGATTTTGAAACTTTAAGCGTTACACAACTTTTACAGTCTTCTCAGCGTACAGAGTTGACTAACGAAGTACTGATTAACGGAACAATTGAAGGTTCCGTCACATTTGCAGACGGCGTACTGCCTGAAGCGACAGAAACGAAAAGAGGTATTGTCAAACTTGCAACTGACTCAGATGCTGCAGGAATTAGCAACCCGTCAAATGCAAACGATGTTGACGCATTAACAGCAAAAAATCTTGGCTCTGTACGTGGGGTGGCAGATGGTCTCTGCGATCTGGACTCGACCGCCAAAATCCCAGTGGCGAGGATACCCGACCTAGATGATGTTGGCCTGATTCAAAATGCTTCTACTGCGGCCAAAGGTATTGTTGAGCTTGCTACTGGTGCTGAAACGCTTGCGCTAAGTGATGCAACCAGAACTGTAACTCCATCGTCACTAAGCAGCGCAAGAGGTGTCGCAAACGGTTTTGCAAGCCTGGATGCAACAGGTCTTGTGCCAACGGCGCAAATCCCGCCAGTTAATCTAGATGACGTAATTAAGCTAACGCCTGTAGTTTGGGTAAACGGTTCCACTAATAACTTTGCAAATTCAACAAACTTTACTTTTGTGCAAAACGTAAACAGTGCTGCGATTGCTTTAGGAACACCGCTGAATGCTGTGCCTGGGACTTCTGGATTTATTTTAGTTACCAGAGCGGCTGGAGTAAATAGGCCATTCACTTCAATTAATGGGAGCAACTGGTCTGGAGTAGTT